GCTTGAAACTTGAGAACGTCGGTTGCGTTCATCACCACCTTGCCGTTGTTTAAAATCTGCAAGCTGTCGTTGACGGGGATGCTAACCTGATGACAAAGCTCGCTATTCACCCCCGCCGCTGCCGAGCGGTCAACGTCCACCGTCACCCAACAGGCGTCTGTCGCATGGATGTTGGTAACGTGAATGCCGATAATCGTGATCGTCTCGCCAGCGCCTGCGGTAAGTGCATCGGCCAATGAAGTGGTGACGGCGTAACCTTTGCCAGTGAGTGTGTCTGCCATTTTTTAACCTCCTAATGCGATGACAAGGCCAATGCCAGCGCCACCTAAATTACTAAGAGCCGTAGCTGTATTAGCTACATCAGATAAATTATTTGCCGCCAATAAGTCACCACTGCCAGTTCCTGCTGGACCTTGTGGACCTGTGGGGCCAGTGGCACCAGTTGCACCAGTAGCGCCTGTTGCACCTGTTGCACCTGTATCACCTTTGTCTCCGAGACGAGCAAAAGAAATTCTTAAAACATCTTCATTTGCCCATGAACCGCCAGAAGAAACATAAGTTACTGGAATTTGTAACCATGAAGAATTATCTGTAATAGTTCCGCTAATTGTAAATACTGCAAAATTTTGTGGGTATCCTGTTTCACGAATAATAAGATGACCCTTTAAAGTTGAAGTGCTATCATCCCATGTCACTACAAAATCAGAAACATCTGGATTACCAGAATCATTTGTAACATTTGAAATTGCAATATTTGTTACACTTGAAAGTGTGCTGTTATCAAATCGAATTTCACCAGTACCTGGATCAGCCATAGAAGTAGTTGTATCATACTTCCATTGAATACCACCGTCAAATAAAGGTGAACCTGTTGCCAAAGTAATTTGGCTAACGTTAAGAATATCATTACCATTCATATCCAAATCAGCAGACATGCTGTTTGGAGTTGTACCATCACGACTCAGAGTATTTTCAAATGCAGTTTCTACGGATGCAAAATTATTATTAATTTGCAAAATGGCAGTAGATTCATTTGTAAGAGAAGTTAAATCTGTGGTAGTTAATTTTGCCATTAACTTACATCCAAAACAATAGTTAGAGTTACAATAGCGTTAGAAGTATTAGTACCACCATCTGAGGCTATTTCAATTGCCTGTCCAGCAGTAACAGTATTGGCACCTGTTGGCGTAGCAGAATCTATATCACCGGCAGCAGAGCCAGATTGTGTAATAGTAATTACCCCATTGGTAACATTAACGCCACCAATTTTAAAAGTCAGAGTTGTGTCACCAGTTGCAATTGATTGATGTAAAACTGAATAAATTTTTTCGATATTTCCAGCAATTGGTGCAGTAACCCAATGTGAATGAGCAGTGGAAATATCATCAAATGTAGTAGTAATTACAATTTTATTTAGATTATTAATACTTGTTGTATTAATTTGGTTTGCTGCTATTTTTTGCCACGTACCTGAACCAGAGCCGTTTGCCACATAAACTGTATTTGTAGATGCACCACCAACACCTTTAGGCTCATGTAAATCAGCGCCGGTTAATGTGGAATGTTGTACATTGGCCATACTAAATTCTCTTATTAAAAATAAAGGAAGGCTTGGGGTTTGGTACTTACAAGCTTACGCTACGCCAGTTGACCCCAAGCTTCCACACAGAACTGGTTATCAGAGTTTGTAACGAATAACCAGTTCAGCGGAACCAGCAGTAAATGCTGCGGTCCCGTAACCTACCGAAATTGGAAGAGGTAGGCCGTTGACGCCATCGGTAACAGTGGTGTTAACGAGAGCGCCGTTACAAACGATGCGGGCATCAGCGGAAAGAGAACCAACTGCAATTGCAGCAGCGATACCGTCATCGTCCTTTGTGCTGTAGGTGCCGTCGTTGTCATCAAGCATAAGCCCAATGTCAAGGGTGGCAGCACCGCCAGAAGTAAAGGCAGAGGTTACAACAAGAACCGCTTCCTCAATATAGCAACCGCTAGGTAGGGTTACTTTCTTGTCTACAGGAGCGTCAGTTGAGGGAACTTCTGTACCAGTAATTGTGATGCGAACTTCATTCTCATCACCAGCGTGATTAGTTTCACCGCCCTTACGAGCAGTGGACTTCTCTGAACCATACCGGACTTCTAGACCGTCAGCATTTACATGAATTTCACTTGCAGCCATTTTAAAGCCCTCCTTATACTTGGTCGGTGTCGGTTAGGACACAGACTAGGTTTTCTGGACGGTATAGTTTTACACCATAACGTGCCGTTACAACGTACTCGTCACGTTGCTTATCTTTGTTGTAATCCGAATCAACCTTTGGCATCTGACGCCAAGCACCAATAAAGGGAAGTACGTCAGAAGCTGCTGAGAAGAATAGGTTAGCCTTACCAGCAGCGGTTGTTACGCCGCTAATTGTTTCGTTTGCATCAGCAAGGTTGTTGCTGACATAGACATCAAAACCATATACGTTCTTTACAAAACGCATACCAGTTGCAATACCGGAAGAAACAATACCTTCCCACATTGGGTTGTTAGAAACGTTGACAATGTTGGAAAGAGTATTGATGGTGTATTCAACTGAAGGGTCAACAATAGCAACAAGATTGGTGTCGGGAACATTAGCTTTCTTGAGGCTATAACGGGCCTTGGCAAAGTCAGCAGCGGTAATAACTTCGTTAGTACCGGAACCGACAAAGCGGTGTGGAGCGCCGTTAATGTTGTTTAGGTTTGATGCAGTCTGTTGAGACTGAAGACCAAGAATGGTTGATTCAACCTGTTCCATGATAGCACGTTCCTGCTTTGGAACGAACTGAGAAACAAGCTGATTCATGTAGTACATATCCTGCTTTGCCTTTTCGGTAATGTAGATACCGGAAGCTAGATACTCAGTAATTGAAAATTGGAAATTACCAGTATCTAGAGGAGCATATGTAACTGAATCGTTTTCTGAATAGGACTCTACCTGTGCTTGACCGATAGAAGGAATATTAAAAGTGTCGCCATCAGGGAACTCAGTCATCCAGTTGACGTAGCTTTGCGCCATTAGATCGTCTTCTAGAACGTCCTTTAGTTGTGAAGACCAGACTGAACTCCGTGTAAGATGGTTTACATTCTGAGTAGTAAAAGCCATTATCTTACCTCATAAGAGTTAACTGTTAAATTTTTCAGGTCCAAGTTCTTGAAAGGACTTCATAATTTCGTTTTGAATCGCGGGCGACCAATAACGTTTTGGGTCCGATTTCTTAATCTCATCATAGTACCGTTTAGTACCAACTTGAGCCTGAGTTTTCTGGGTAACTGTTTGTAATACTTCAGTATTAATTGAAGAAGTTGTTACACCAGATTTATTCTGAATATTGGATTCGGTTAATCCAACAGTATTGAAGAAAGCAGATGGGCTAGTCTTTGCTACGTCTTCAAGAAATCCTGGACTTACGCCAAGCTCCTGAGACTTTTTGTATAACCATTGTCCTGCTTTATCGCCAAACATTTCAACAAGCCGGTTGTCAACAGCTTTAAGATTTGAAATTTTTGTTTCTTCATTACGAGTTGAGTCAAGGGTTTTCTTAACTAACTCTTCAACTTTGTCTTCACTAAGTGAAGGAGTGGTGTTCTCCCCCTGTTGACTGACATAGTTTTTATTCTCTTCACGAATCTTTTCTAAAACTTCTTCAGAAGTTAGACGTTTGTTTAACTCTTCTCGTAGTCCTGACAATTCAGATTTTAATTGATCGATAAATTTATCAGCCTCAAGCTTACCTTTGGCTAAGTCTTCAGGATTTTTAAACTTTCGATCTTCTCCTACAAGAGTTTCAAATGCACTTGGTTCAGAAGAAGGTTGTACTGTATTCGTTTCTTGGGTGCTTACTTGGTCAAAAGCTGACATAGATATTGGTCCTTTCTATGTTATTTATAATCTATTATAACAAATAATTATTTATTTGTCAACGGTAAAATTTCTTGTATTTCTTTTAAGGCTCTATTGTAACCATTTTGATCTGCTTGGAAGTATGCCCAAGCTGCATTGTTATAATCTGTTTCTTTATTTTTAGTCAGTTTATTTTCAAGAATAGTATTTAATCTTTCCCATAAAGAACTAGAATTTAAAATGTATTCTTTAAACTGGTCCTTGTCCTTCTGCCCCTGTAGGTGCGATGTCCATAGGGTTGAGAGGTTGCGCTTCATTGGATACTCCAGCCATTTGATTTGCAAAAGCTTGTTGCTCATCTACTTCACGTTGAGCAGTATTGATAAGTTGTTGTGTTTCTTGTTGTTCAAAGATACGAATATTTTCTTTGTATATTCCATATTTTTCTAGGTCAAGAACTTCTTCAATTAGTTTAGCCATTTTTTTACCAGACAAATGAATATTGATTGAAGGGTCTTGACCAATTGCTGATCCTGCAAGCTGAGTTAAATTTTGAAGAAGATTAGCTTTAGCTGCAAAATGTCTAGCACCCACAGGATAGATACGGCCATTAGCATTAAGATCATCTTTTGTGATATTTTCAAATATTTGTACTCCAAGAGCATCATCAATAGATTTAACAACATCTTTAGAATTTAAATTACGCCGTGCAACAGAAAGCATATCGTTAAGAAGAGGTTCAACAAACATTTGTTCAAAGTAATTAATTTTATTTTGGAAGATACGTCCTGCTGCATTCTGAAGAGATTGTACTTCAAATGCTGTCTTTTCCCCTGGTGTACGCATACCCATAGCTTGTTTAGGAGCGCCAGCCATTTCTTCCATACGTTGTTCCAGAACAGCAATTTGAGTATCAGCGTTAAGAGCAGTGGGGTCAGGTCGAATAAAATCTACGTTACCATCATCACCAACATAGATACGTTCATTGGGTCCGTAATCAAAGTCTTCAACGTAACCCTGTACTTTCATAACTGGGTGTGCAATTAAATCAAATACGTCTGCCTTTAAGTTTTCTAAATGATCAATACGATACTGTAAGCCAACAAGATTATCTAGTGGACCCATAGCATAAAGGTTATCAGGACGTAGACGCCAACCTACATGACGAATTAAAGATTTGCGCCAAGTTGGATTTTTAATTTTACGAATAACATGTTTACGATCAACAA